GTTGGTAATTCTTCCATGTCTGGATCCATCAAACTTGACTTGATAATAGTAAAGATTTGAGGACTCATAATAAAACGTCTAATTGGATTAGCTGGTGTAGTATCATCTGCTAATGGATTCTCTCTAACAAAGCCTTGAAATATATAAGACTTCTTCTTCCAATACTTACGACCCATTTCTTCCAGTGATGAATCCTTAAACCATGTTCTAACTTCTGCTAGAATTGGGCATGACTCACCCCACATTTCAATACATGGAACTTGAACTAATACGTTTTTATTATCCATTTCACCTTTAACGCCGTTGAATGGTAAACGTATCATGTTACGTTCTTGCCAAAAGAATGTGTTGTTTGGATCAGCGTCGGGTAGGAATCTAATTGTTGCTGATGTACCTTCATTGATGTTCCAGTGTGGATAAATTGCGTTATCACCGCCACTTGAACGATTTTGTTGACCTTGGTTGTTTTCCGCGGCCTGTAATTTTGCTCTAATATCTGCTAAACTTGCCATAGTGTATTTCTCCTTTATGTGCCATAATGTTTTGCCTTAAAATGTGCCTAATAAAACACTATAATAGTGTAATATAATTTATTTATCCCGTCAACGATAATATTGGTATATTTTACCAAATGGTCATAAAAAAAGCACATAAACTAAATTATGTGCTTTCTTTGAGGGTATGTCAATTACATGTTTACCAATTGATTAATGTTCTTAATCTCTCAGCGTAGTTTTCTTCTACTTTGTATACTTTACCATCTACTTCAAACTCTTTTTTGCCATCACGTTTAGCGTTAGCAAGAGCTAGTGTAAATTCGTTACCTTCTTCAAAGTCTTCTTCGTTTACAGCATCTGGTTGTACATTTGAAACAGCAGTTCTTAACAGTTTACCAGTTTCTGTTCTAAATTCAACTGCTTCATCTGTTACTGTCTCAACTGTACCTCGAGTACCTTTGCCTGTAACAATTAGATCACCTACTGAAGGTGCGTATTCTTCTTTAACTTTTTTCATTTTTTCTGGCGGAGTGTTGAATGATGTTGATTGACGTACACCATACTCATCATAGTCATCTGAGCTAAATGGTTCTATTTCATCATCTTCTTCACCTTCGGCCGCTAATACACCTGCAACATCTTTCATTTTCTTAATGTATGCTGGTTGATCAGGATCCATTCTTAAGTCTTTGTTTTGTACTTCTTGCCAATCAGACTTTTTGCTTTGATACTTTTCTTCAAACTCTTCGTCTGATAGTTCTTCCATATCTAATGCTAGGCCTTTCATTTTGCCTTCGTCTAATTCAGCATCTTCCATTGGTACGTCAACATCTCTTGATGCCCATTCATCGTCAGCTTCTTCTTGACATGCTAACAGTGCTTCTTCATGTTCTTCACCACCTGGTTGTACCATGCTAGTACACCATTCGTCTGTTAGTTTGTTATTACCATCACCGTTACATGTTGCTTTTAGTGATTTAGGATCTACCACTGGACGTCCATCAACTACATTAACCATACATTGTATATGACCGTAGCCTGGCTCACCGTCGTCACCAGCAAATTCATATTCAATTTCTTTTTCATATGACTCTGGATCAAATCCTTCGTTTACGTCGTAGGACATGTCTTCTGCCCACTGTTCAAATTCGTTAATTTCTTTCATTGACTTACCCTCTAGTTCAAGTTTAGCCAACACTGGTATTGCTGACTCTACTCTTTGATCTAATAATCTTTCTGTGAATAATTCACGCACACGTTCTACAACTTCTTGTTGTGGTTTGTCTGTAGTGCTAAATTCTTCAAATGCTTTATGATATCCACGTTTACCAATCATTGACTTAACTTTACGTTTAATGTCCCCAAAGTGTCTAAGGCCACGTTCTGCTAGACCTGCTGTTTCTGAGTCTTGCCATTCATGCCCACGAGCATATCTTGTAAAAGTGCTTAATGTATTAATATCACTGACTAATTCACAAATGTATTGACCAAATGCGTCATATGGATTACCACCTTCTGATACGTGTCTTGCCATAGCACGACCACCATATAGTTTAGTAAATGGTAGTTTGAAACGCTCACCCTCTGATGTTTCTACAAATAAGGCCGCTACATTTCTATAACGTTGGTCACCTTGTTCTTCATCAATTGGTTTTGAATGTACTATTTTAAGTTTTGCTTCTTTGGTAGGTTTTGTATATGATGTCTTCTTAAATCCATAGTATTTAGATTCAGTGACCTGTGCCATAGTCTGCATAGCATACTTTAGTTTGTTCATGTTTTTAAGAGCAAACTCTAACATGTTACGTTTAGCAAAGTGTCTTAATTGATATAAGAAATCATACCAATCAGTTTTATCTTCTGAATCCATACCTTTACCAAGCACATCACCGTAAAATACTTCTAACTCACCTGATGGATTAATAGTAACAACCACTGTACCGTAGTTATTATCACCAACTTTGTAGTTAAAAGAGAATAGGTCTGCTTGTGTAGGATCTGACGTTTCTTTACCTTTTGCGTCTCGAGTAGTTAAATCAAAACTCTTAGCAACTAGTAAATCGTATAATTTTTGTCTTGTAGTTTCTAATGATATCATAAGTGTATTTATCTTAGATCATAATAAACGGCAAAGGTTCTACTATGTCGTCATCATGATCACGTAAATTATCACCTATGTTTTTGTGGTATTCTTGTAGTTGTTGTAGCATACGCACACCTAGCACAGTAGCCATGACTAGGTCATCATGCTCTCCAGGTTTGGCCGCATAACTAGTACCATGTGCTACAAAGTTTTTAAGTTCACTGACCAAAGGTCTTGACTTAATCTTAAACTTGCCTGACTCTACTAAGTTCTTAAACTTAGCACATGCTGATATTTTTGACTTGTTAGTAGTGTTAAATCCTTTACGGAAACGTCTACCAGTACCCATCTTTTTAGTTTCACTTAAAAATATGCCTGGTATGTTGTCCTCACCATACTCTGCTAAACTGATCAAGGCCGCTTCACCTAGAGTATTATTTTCCACAGAATAGTATATTGAGTTTTGATCTTCTACAGACTCGTTAATGTGTTTAATAATTTCAACAAACACACGAACCTGTTCAGGTATAGTAGTTCTATTGTGTTTCCATTCTGCTACCTGTGTTGTTGTATTAGCGTTAATAACCTGCATAGCTGAATAGTCACCACCTGTACCTAGACTAGGATCCCAGGATACTACATACATATCACCTTTTTTAGGTTTTTCATACCAACGTACCTGTCCCATTTGTTCAATAGGTTCTATACCTTGCAGATCAATTAACTTTGTAGGGGCTATCAGTGTTTCATCATTGATAATAAATTCACAATCCATTTCACGACGGAAACGTTCATCACCTAGTTTGCCACGTTCTTCTTCTGCCCACTTCTCATCTCTATCTGGATGTTCATTCCAATATGATCTATATGCCTTAAAGCCGTTGACGCCCAATTCTGTAGGATTACCATGTGAGTCCTCACACTTGTTGGCCTGTTTCCATAATAGAGCAAATTGATCTTCATCTGAGTTAGGTGTTGATGTAATAATTGCTTTACCACCAGTGGTCAGTGTAGGCGATATTGAAGTCCAGAACTCACGGGCAATAGTAGGCCTCACAAAAGCAAACTCGTCACAGTATAGCATTGATATAGACATACCTCGACCAGTGTTTTCAGTTGTTGTCTGTGCTACAATACGACTTCCGTTGTCAAATTCTATTGAGCCTTTGTTATAACTAACAGCACCTGCACGTATATGATCAGGGCAACTTTCGTAAGCATAACGAACACGTTGCATAATCTCTTGGGCACCTGCATATTTGTGTGCGGCCACTAGTACTGTAGCATCTGAATTGAACATAGCATACCATAACAAATAACCCGCGGCTGATGTTGACTTACCTGTTTGCCTAGGCATCATTGATATACTAAATCTGTTGTTGTGATATGCTTCTATTAGACGTTCTTGATATTCGTATGGAGAATACTTCATGCTACCATGCACAGGATGTTGTATGGTAAAGAAGTTACTCATAAAATACATTGGGCCTGTTTTAGGATCAACACACTTCCTAAACTCATCTAACTGTTGTTTAGTGAATTCTTGTTTCTTGTGTGCTTTTTTAATTAATACGCCGTCTAATGACTTAGCCATATTATTTCCTTGGCATTGGGTTTTCACCAGTGAGCTTTGGTTGTGCAAACCACAACTTAAACCACTCAGGTGTGCCTGGCTGTATGCCATGCTTCTTCATGTATGCAGACTTCTCGGAGGCAGTGTGACTTATATTTTCTCCCATTGTAGGAGTGTTATTTACACCTGCTAAGTGTTTAAGTTCTTCAATGTTCATACTATTATTTAACGTCGATTGGTCGTTTTTTAACTGCTACTATGCCGTAACTTCTCTCAACAAACTCTTCGTTGGTCTTTTTATCTAGTGCATTTGATTCTAAATTGTTTGATGTTTCAATATCAAATCCTGCTCTAACTATCAAGTTCATTAACATACGATCTGTTAAGATTGAATAATGATTTGGATTACCTTCATGATTTCTTGTGCAACCAGGTTGTGGTGTTTCAATATAAATTTTAGCACCTTGTTTTAAAACTCTATTGTACTCTAGTAGTGTAATATAAGGAAATGGCGAGTGTTCTAAAACTTGTCTACAAAATATAAAGTCTAATGATTCATCTTTGTCTGATAGGAAACTAATATCTTCTTGGCGTACTGTGTGTCCTTTGTCTTCACATATAGTAATATCTTCTTGTGACCCTGTAGTCCCAACAACATTTTTATATTTGTTTTCTTTCATAATATCCAAGAAGTAGCCAGGACCACAGCCCACATCTAATATTTTTGCTGTCTTTTTAAGTTTAAGTGGTTTAATCATAATATCATATATTTCTCGTGTAGTGATTTTATGATAATCTGATTCTGGTTCAGGATAGACTTGTGTTAGAACAAAATCATAATAGAGTTTAAATTTTACTGAGTCGAACTTCATGCTGTTTCCTTATAAGTGTTTGTATTACTTATATGGTTTTTTAGATATGCTGATTTTTTAGTTCAACTAGAATGCTGTACTAACTGCGTGATTGTTTAGGTCCTTGGCGACACTTCCACTTTTTGTCTGTAGAGCAGTAATACTTGCCGTGTTTACAATTATCTAGGTTTTCTTCCTTAACACATGAACCTGGTTCACCACGTTTTTTGCCAGGAACTTTTTTATAACCTTTCCAGCATTTGTCATAGACTTTGCTGTTAGGATGTGCTTCTAAAATTTCTTGAAATCTCATAACTTAACTTTACCTTCTCGTAATAGTTTTTCTCTATTGACAAGATGTTTTGCCTGTATTTCATCTTTTGAGCCGCCAAAGTATGCTACAGCATGACCTTCCTCTACTAGAACGTCTGTTACCATACGTCCATCATTTGTAGTAAAATCACCTAAAACACGGCCAAACTTACCTTTAGCGTCGTATTCCTTGCATACTAATACTGCTTCTTTACCTAGTATTTCTTTTAGTCTTGCTTTACTTGCTAGACCAAACTTCTTTTCTACCTTGTCTCTTGTTCTTGATTCTGGAGTGTCAATACCCATGATTCTAACACGTTCTTTTTTAAGTATAACGCCAAATCCTAGATCAATATCTACGTCAACAGTATCACCGTCAACTACTCTCTGTATGTAAACTTTGTATTCAAACATTTTA